GACGAGAGTAGACCTCGCCGCTTGCGGCGTAGATCAACGTACGGCCCTCTGACTTTAGGCGACCGAATTCAACTTCGGTCCCGGCAGAGTTCTTCACTTCATTGGTATTTAGCGTGGTTGGTAGCATGCTTCTTTAAAACATTCGCAGGATTTTTACGTCCTGCTATGAGTTTTAGAGTGGCGCTTTCGTGTTATCACTAAAGCAGCACCCAAGCTGAATTCAGTTAAGTTCAGCCCACTCGTTAGAAACGAGCTGGCATCCGGTAGGCCGACTTTACGGTAATAAGCCGTCTCTTCGACCATAGGATACGTAAACACCTCTATTCCATCATTTGACGTTTCAGGATGAAAAGATACCGACTCAACTTGAGCCGATATCCTAATTCTTCGACGTCTTTTAACGGACCAGAGATATTGCATGACATTGATCTGAGGTGCCATGTTCGACTGTGTCATTCTTGACAACCATTCTCCAACGTTGAAGAACCAATCAACAACGAAGGACCATGGGATAGCATTCCAGACTATTTGGGGATTAAGATTCACCCCAAGCTGGTCTAGAAGCGTCAGTCCTTGCGCATGCGCAATTTGAAAGGCAGAATAATTTGCATTATACTGCACTTCAGCATGGAACTGGGTCGGAAAGTACTCGACAGCCCGAATAAAGAACACTGTAGCAGTCCCACTATTATATCCATCACTTACATGAAGTAAGTTTTCGGCTACATAGGTGGACGGCAAGGTTTCTAATTCAGGCTCACTGTACTCCTCAAACTGCTTATGATAATGAGCAGTGAGAGGCCTCCCCGCAGCATTTATATGGACGCCAAGGCGTTTCATACACTTGCTGATCGCGGCATGAATGCCAACGATATCAGACCACAGCGGAATGAAGTTAAACTTCGCTTGAAGATAACCATCCGCCGTTGACTGGAGTAATTGACGCAGAGAAGCGGTTTTCGATTGGGTAAAGACCCCTTTGAAGAGCTTCTTCAGGTCAATTAGAGAGTGCTTAACGGACTTAAAGTCTTTTAGTTCTATAAGAGAATTAATTAGACTTAAATCACTCTTGACGTGAGGTAGCATTACTTTGAGAGAATGCACGATCATATCGTCTAGAGTCTCCGGGGGATCAATAACGATCCCTTCGGATTCGGTAAGCCTCGCAAGCGAAGGAAGGCCCCTTATGGGACATCCATTCACCTCCAGCATCGCAGAACCAACTTCCTCACCCCACCATGGGATGCGGAGGTCGTAGAACGTCAGTCTGTTTTTAGCCTCGCGGCTATCATCAGACGGAAGCACAACAGCTACATTATCGAGGCGTTTAGATTCACCACACTTAATTGTGTAGTGAGCCAAATCTTGCCAATTTCGATATGCAGCCCTTTTCGGTGACTTCTTTGACTGTATAAACCCTCGTTCGATCAGATAATCTGGTCGAGTAAGTGAATAAGAGCCAAGTCCGACATCGAACGGATCAGCGGGGAACAATTTCCGCTGACCGTTGCGCACAACCATTAGTTCGCGATATAGTTTTGACATGTGGAAACCGAAGTATTCGGTAATGAGGTCCTCACCCAAC